CTCAACTGGTTTCTCAGTACCGGTTAATGCAAAAACAATTCGAGGATTCCAAGGCAATCCTTTTGTTGTTACTGATGATCAGCAACTTGATAGAGAAACTTATGAAATACAGACTATGATTGATCCTGGTGATCCAGATAAAGAAAGAGAGATCTATCATATGTTTCCAGGTAGTTATGAATTTACAAGTGACGTATATGTTAACATCCCTGAAGGGCATGTCGGACAATTAGTTACTCCTAGCAAAATATTAGCAGCAGGATGTAGCATTGTTAGTAGTTTAATGGGGCCAGGCCATAAAGGTCTTATTAATGGTCAATTTGTTGTTAATGGTGGTGAAGCCTTTATTCAGCCTGGATCAGAAATTGCTGAATTGATTATAATGAAAGTAGGTAAGTAATGGAACTTCAGGTTAAGATTGAAGAGCTGCAAAAGAAGAAACTCTTTGTAGCTGCGCCTATGTATGGCGGTCAGTGTGCAGGAATGTTCTGTAAGTCAACAAATGATTTAGCAGCTTTAGCTAGAGCTCATAATATTGAGGTAAAATTTTACTATCTCTTTAATGAGTCTCTTGTGACTAGAGCACGTAATTATTGTGTTGATGAATTTATGAGATCTGATTGTACTCATTTGATGTTTATAGATAGTGATATTGGATTTAACGCTAATGATGTTATTGCTATGCTTGCTATGTCAGATGGCCATCCAGATATTAACGATAATAAACCATTCGATATATTATGTGCACCTTATGCGAAGAAATGTATTTCTTGGGAGAAAGTAAAGCAAGCTGTTGATCAAGGAGTCGCTGATGAAGATCCACAAGTACTTAATAGATTTGTAGGAGACTATGTATTCAACCCAGTCGCCGGTAATAATCAAATTAAACTTGACGAGCCTCAAGAAGTATTAGAGGGTGGTACAGGATTTATGTTAATAAGAAGAAATACTCTTGAGCAATATAGAGACGCATATCCACAACTATGGTACAAGCCAGATCATGTAAGAACTGCTGAGTTTGATGGTAGTAGAGAGATTATGGCTTACTTTGATGCTATTATAGATGATAAAAATCTTAATATAGTAAATGAGATGACAGCCTTCTATAAAAAGAACCCTGAAGCTGGTGAGAAAGAAGTTATGGAATTTCTATCTGAAAAAAGAACTGGTGAAGAGAGAAAAGAATACTCTAATAGATACTTATCAGAAGATTATATGTTTTGTCAATGGGCAAGAAATATCGGACTTAAAGTATGGTTATGCCCTTGGATGGAATTAACTCATGTGGGTTCTATGATCTTTGGTGGGTCATTAAGAGACTTAGCTTCTGTTGGCGCTAGTGCAACGGCTGATGAAGGTAAGATTAAAAAGAAAACTGTAGCCGAAACAGCTAAAAAATAAGGTAAATTATATTATGCAATTATGTGAAAATACTATGAATGTTCTTAAGAACTATTCTCAAATAAATCCGTCTATACAGTTTAAAGCTGGTCAAGTACTAGCTACTGTATCACCTCAAAAGACAGTTATGGCAAAAGCAACGATAGAAGAAACATTTCCTGGTGAAGGAGCTATTTATGATCTAAATAGGTTCTTAGGTGTGTTATCTCTATTTGATGAGCCTGAATTGTTCTTTAGTGATCAAAAAGTTACTGTCCAGAAAGATAAGAAAAAGATTAATTATACTTATGCTGATCCACAAATGATTATTACTCCTCCCGAGAAGGAAATAACTTTTCCTGATCCTGAAGTTTCAGTTGAAGTATCTTGGTCTGAGCTACAACAAGTACTTAGAGCAGCTTCTGTTATGGGACTACCAGAAATTGCTATTATTGGCAGCTCTGGAGAAATAGCTATTAGCGCTATTGACTCAACTAATCCAACTGCAGATGTTTACTCAAGTGAAGTAGGGCAAACGCAAGATGAGTTTCAATTTATATTTAAATTTGAAAACCTTAAATTAATGAATTATAATTATTTAGTAGAGATATCTGATTTAGGTATAGCTAAATTTACTTCAGTGAATTCATATGGACCGAAAATGGAATATTGGATTGCTACTGAAGCGAAATCTAACTTTGAGAAAGGTAATTAATATGTATATAGAAGAAGGACAAGCTGTACCAGCAGTAACATTTAAAATAAGAGAACTTGGTGAATGGAAACAAGTAACTTCCTACCAATTATTTGGTAATAAGAAGGTAGTCTTGTTTGCTCTACCCGGAGCATTTACACCTACTTGTTCGTCTAAGCAACTACCTGGCTTTGAAGAGAACTATGATAACTTTTTAGAGCATGGTGTTGATGAGGTTTATTGCTTATCAGTTAATGATACATTTGTAATGAATGCCTGGGCTGAAAAAGAAGGTATTACTAAGGTTAAAATGATTCCTGATGGATCTGGTGAATTTACTGATGGTATGGGTATGTCAGTCTGCAAAGACAATTTATGTTTTGGTGTGAGAAGCTGGAGATATGCAGCAATTATTGATAATGGTGTACTTGTTAAACTATTAGATGAACCAGGTCAAGAAGATGATCATCCGGAAGACCCGTATGGTGAATCATCTCCTGAATCAGTTCTCGAATGGCTTAAAAAGACTGCCTAAATGAGAAAAATTATATTATGCAACAACGTGACGAATTTTTATTCGTGGAGAAGTATCGCCCACGTAAAATAGATGATACTGTATTACCCTATGAGTTAAAGACTGTATTTAAAGAGTTTATAGCAAATAGTAATATTCCTAATTTGATATTATCAGGTGGACCTGGCGTCGGTAAAACAACTGTCGCCAGAGCCATGCTTGAAGAGATAAGCGCTGATTATATTATTATTAATGGATCTTTATCAGGTAATATCGATACACTAAGAAATGAGATAATGCAGTTCGCATCGTCTGTCTCGTTTCAAGGTGGCCGAAAATATGTTATATTAGATGAAGCTGATTATTTAAACGCTAATTCTACTCAACCCGCTCTTCGTAACTTTATGGAAGAGTATTCTAAAAACTGTGGTTTTATTCTTACTTGTAATTTTAAGAATAGAATTATAGCTCCTCTACATAGTAGATGTTCTGTTATTGACTTTGATATAAAGAATGCTGAGAAGCCTAAGCTTGCTTCTGAGTTCTTTGAAAGACTAAAAAAGATCTTAGAGATGGAAGGTATTACTTATGAAGATAAAGTAGTAGCTGCTTTCATACAAAAACATTTTCCTGATTGGAGAAGAATCTTAAATGAGATTCAAAGGTATAGTGCTGTCGGTAAAATTGATGCTGGTATATTATCTAATCTGCAAGAAGTTTCTATAAAAGATCTAATGAATAATATGAAAGCTAAGAATTATACTGCAGTACGTAAATGGGTAGCTGAAAATATTAATAATGATACTAATACTATTTTTAGAAAGCTTTATGATAAGGCAGGAGATTTATTTAAAGCTCAGTCAATACCTCAGTTATGTTTAATATTAGCTGATTATCAATATAAAGCAGCTTTTGTAGCCGATCATGAAGTAAATCTAGCGGCTTGTTTAGCTGAAATTATGGTGAATTGTGAATTTAAGTAAAATATTTAAGAGAAAACGTGTACGTGATAGTAATGTACTGACAGTCATTAAAGCTTACGAGAGACGTGAGGAGATGGGGGCTAAGAAGTATAATACTACTACAGATAGAAACGATTTAAGCTTTATGGAATGGTTAACCCACTTACAAGAAGAGTTAATGGATGCAACTATATACATAGAAAAAATTAAGAGCGAACAGAAGAAGAAATGAGCGATAATCCCTTTGAATTTATTAATTCAATATCATTTAAAAAGAACAATCTATTAAAAGACGGATACTCTGAAAAAGACTATCCTAACTTTCTAGTGAATAAAGGAATGTCATTATACGCTGATACAATTTTGCATGCTAACGAAATCAATAGAAGACCATGGATAGATAATAAACTCGCATATGATTATTACCTAAATAGTATAAGACCTCGTAAGAGATACAGTAAATGGTTCAAGAAGACAAAGAATGAGGATTTAGAACTATTAAAAGAATATTATAAGTGTAGTGAGT